GGAGTTCCGTCCGGTTTCGAGATTCGCACAGAAGCTCATAGATATGCAAGTAGCATCGACCTGTCTGAACTGTACTGTGCAAAGATGGTCAATGTAGACCGCGCATATAAAAGCATCGGTACGCTTGGTGGAGGAAATCATTTTATCGAAGCCAACAAAGATGATGATGGACACATCTATATTGTGGTGCATTCCGGTAGTAGACACCTTGGTCTGGAGATTGCTAACTTCTATCAGGAAGCTGCGTTCAAGGCGTTAACCTCGTATTCCAAGGAAGAAATCGAGGAGGTCGTCAACGAGTTAAAAGCGGCTGGAAGACAAAAAGAAATCCAAGCTGTTCTTAAAGGCATGAAGGCGAAGAAGCCGGGAGTTCCAAAGCAGCTTGCATACGTTGAGGGAGAATTGTTTGAGCAGTATATCCATGACATGAAAATTGCTCAACGTTTTGCTGAACTTAACCGCCAAGCAATGATGGACACCATTGTTAAGGGTATGGGCTTCCATGTCGAAGAGCAGTTTACGACTATTCACAACTACATCGATGTAGAGAATATGATTCTTCGCAAGGGTTCGGTCTCTGCACAAGCTGGTGAGCGGCTGCTGATTCCTATCAACATGAGAGACGGTAGTTTGCTGTGTACCGGCAAAGGAAATGAAGACTGGAACTTCTCTGCGCCGCATGGAGCTGGGCGTTTGATGAGCCGCAGCGCGGCGAAAGAGACATTCACAGTTTCTGAGTTCAAGAAGCAGATGGAAGGTATCTACACTACATCTGTTGGAAGAAGCACGCTCGATGAATGCCCGATGGCATACAAAGGTATGGATGATATCGTAAACAATATCGAACCAACAGTGACCATTGATGCCATCATCAAGCCGATTTATAACTTTAAGGCGGGTGAAGAGGAATGATGATAGTCCTTTTGGTGCTCCTGTACCTCTGCATTGGTGCGATTGTAACATTCGCACTTTGCCGCTTGTACGTTATCGTAGAACCATATAACAAATATAATGGGTTCGAAGACGGGTATATTATGGTAGGCGTTTTCTGGATTGTTGCAGCACCGTTTGCGTTTGCTGTGTTTTTTGCAAAATATGGTGAAAAGCTAAAGAAAAGAGGAAAAACTGAATGATTACATATAATCCGCTCCTGTGTCTGGACTTCTATAAAACTTGTCACGCTGAACAGTATCCGAAAGGCTTGACCAAAATGGTCTCCTACTACACGCCACGCATGAGTCGCCTCGGTGATACTGATAAGGTTACACTGTTTGGACTTCAGGCATTCATTCAGGAATATCTCATTGAGGCATTCAACGACCACTTCTTTAATGTCCCGTTTGATAGTGTACTCAAGGAGTACACCAGAGTTCTTGGGGCAACAATTAGAACGAAAGGCGTTGGAGAGAAACGGCTTCGTGAATTGCATGACCTCGGCTATCTTCCGTTACAGATTCGTGCTGTTCCCGAAGGAACGAGAACCAATATCAAAGTTCCGCAAATTGAAATCTCAAATACACACCCTAACTTCGTATGGCTGGTCAACACCATCGAGACGATGCTCTCTTGCACAATGTGGCATACGCAAGTCTCCGCTGAGGTTGGGTACAGATATCGTAAAATCGTCAATGAGTATGCAGAACGCACTTGCGATGACAATGTGGTTCGTGCGAGACTCCTTGGCGATTTTTCCATGCGCGGGCAAGAGAGCGTTGAAAGTGCAACAAAGAGCGCAGCGGCTTTCTGCCTGAGCTTCTTGAATACGGCGACAGTGCCTGCGATTTTGTGGCTTGAGCATAATTACAACTGTGATTGTAGCAAGGAACCTGTCGCATATGGTGCGCTCTCAACAGAACACAGCGTAATGTGTTCCAACTTTGCTGTTGACGGTAATGAGGTGACACAGATTCGACGACTTCTTTGTGAGGTGTATCCGCATCAAAGTTTCTCAATGGTTAGCGACAGCTATGACTATTGGAATCTTGTTGAAAAAGTCCTCCCTCAGCTCAAAGATGACATCCTAAATCACGATGGCTTCATCTCAATTCGCGGCGACAGTGGTGACCCTGTTAGTGTAATCACTGAGACCGTATATCGTCTGTGGGACATCTTTGGCGGCACAGTAAATAGCAAGGGGTATAAGGTGCTGAATCCGCACGTCAAGGCAATTTACGGGGACAGCATTACTCCGCAGCGCTGTGAGCAAATCTATTCTCTTTTGGAGAGAAACGGCTTTGCAATCAATAATGTTTCGCTCGGTGTCGGTTCATTCTCAATGGAGTGCTTAGAGACAATCGAGAGCGATGGAAGCAAACAGTACAATCCGTACACAAGGGATACATTCGGCATTGCAGTTAAAGCGACATATGCAGAAGATGCCGACGGCAAACCGATTATGATTTTCAAGAACCCCAAGACAGACACAGGACATTTTAAGAAGTCTCAGCGTGGTTGCTGCCGCGTAGTCAAAACTGGTGACGGCTACGATTACGTTGATGGTCTTACTTGGTCTGAAGCACAGGACAGCAATGAGCTGCGCACCGTGTTTAGAGACGGAAAGTTTGAAAAGCAGTTCACGCTGGATGAGGTTCGTAAGAATCTTCACGGAGGAACGTTCTGATGCCGGTACAAATTATTGATGGAGATTTGTTTCAGACCCACGCCAAATATATTTGTCATCAGGTTAACTGTCAGGCGAGAATGGGTAGTGGTGTGGCGAAACAGGTTCGAGCCAAGTATCCAGAAGTCTATAACGCCTATGTTGGCTTCTGCAACGAAGAGCGCAATGCGTTCGGTCAGACGCAGTTCGTTCAAGCTAACGACGGCAAAGTCGTTGTCAATATGTTTGCGCAGAGCAACTACGGATATGATGGGAAACTGTACACAGATTACACCGCATTTCAGAGCTGCTTAAAACGGATTAAGTTGACCGTACCTGCAGGAGAAACAATTGCCATGCCGTTTAAGATTGGATGCGGTCTTGGCGGTGGGGACTGGAATGTGATTTTGGGTCTTATCCAAAAGGAACTGTCCGATAAGTACACAGTAGAGTTGTGGAGAAAAGAGGTATAGTATGCTGGCAAATCCGAAAAGAACAAAAGATGAAATCGTGCAGTGGATTCGAGAATATTTCGCTGCAAACGGCAACGACTGCTGTGCTGTTATCGGCATTTCCGGTGGCAAAGATAGCAGCGTGGTCGCAGCACTTTGTGTTGAAGCCCTTGGCGCAGAGCGGGTTATCGGTGTGCTGATGCCGAATGGTCGGCAGAAAGATATCGCAGACTCCAAGCTGCTGGTCGATACGCTTGGCATTGCAAGTATTACAGTTGACATTGGCGGCGCATACAGCAAGATGGTTGATGTAGTCGGCAGAGCAATGCCATCTGGAGTAAGCAATCAGGCAGCGGTCAATCTCCCTCCAAGGCTGCGTATGGCGACGCTCTATATGGTCGCGCAGTCTTTGGCTCGCGGAGGTCGGGTGGCAAACACCTGCAATCGCTCTGAAGATTATGTTGGATACTCCACAAAATTCGGTGACAGCGCTGGTGACTTCAGCCCACTCGCAAACATCATGGTGCATGAGGTTCGTCAGATTGGCTACGAACTCCCCATTCCTCGTGAGCTGGTGGACAAGACTCCATCGGACGGTCTTTGCGGTAAGACAGACGAAGACAATCTGGGCTTTACCTATATGCAGCTCGACAACTACATCATGCACGGTAGTAGTGGGGATGAAGACATCGACAAAGTAATTGCAAAGAAGCATACGCAGAACCTGCACAAGCTCAATCCGATGCCAGCCTACGGCTCACAGCCGTAAGGTGATTGTATGGAAGAAATAGCAATCGTCCGCTGTTTGCAGAACGCAAGCGGCGCGATTAGTAAAATGCGGGTCTTGCAAGCCTTCAAAGATGTTGAGAATTTCCGTAAGATTTTGTACTACGCTTTGAATCCAATGCTAACGTACAAGATTTCGGAACAAACACTGCGAACGCCTGTCGAGTATGACCCAGCAATTACAATCACAATGACCGACATCTTCGAAATTTGTGAGCTGCTGGCAAAGCGAAAAGCATTGGACGCAGCAACTGTATATCAAGTGCGGGTCTTCGTGCAGTGTTTAACTGACCCGGAGTCATCCGAGTTTTACATTGAACTTCTGTCAAAGACACTTCGGTTGGGTGTCACAGCGAAAACTGTGAACAAGGTTATCCCCGGACTGATTCCCGAATGGGAGGTTCAGCAGGCATATCCAATCGACAAATACCCAGTCAAGGACGGCACAGAGTTTTGGCTCACTCAAAAACTGAATGGTGTCAGAGCAACATACTACAAAGGGCAACTGTTCGCAAGAAGCGGAGTTCCCTACGAAGGGCTCGGGCACATTCTGGACGCGCTCAAAATCGACGATAACGATAGCTATGTTTTTGACGGTGAACTTACCTTGCGCGATAAAGGAGCACTGTCTGACAATGAGGCATTCCGCAAGGCAACGGGCATTATCAACTCAGAAGACACTGATAAAACGGCAGTTTGCTACACCATTTTTGATGTGCTTACGACAGAAGAATTCGATGCTGGTGTAAGCGAGGGCGGCTATGGGTACCGCCGGTCTTTCTTAGACCAGCTTCATCGCTTCATTCCGCAAGATGGTCGAGTCAACATCCTCCCTGTTTTGTATCACGGTAAAGACCAGACAAAAATCGACGAGCTTTTAGAGCAAATGGTTCGGGAGGATAAAGAGGGCTTGATGGTCAACTTCGATGTCCCATATAAGCGAAAGCGTCACAATGGAATCCTCAAAGTCAAACGCTTCTACACTATGGATTTGCGTATCTTGCGTTGCGAAGAAGGAAGCGGCAGGCTTGCAGGAACGTTGGGTGCCTTTGTGCTTGACTATAAAGGCAACGAAGTAAATGTTGGGTCAGGGTTCTCCGATGAGCAGCGTGCAGCTTTTTGGGCGGCTAAGGATGAAATGCCCGGACGGTTGTGTGAGGTAAAATACAAGGAAATATCGTATGACAAGAACACCGGTGCTGAGAGTTTGCAGTTCCCGGTGTTTATTTCTATCCGAACAGACAAAGACGAGGTCAGCTACGGCTGAGGAAGGAGGATTGCGTGGGTAAAGTAAAGGCGGCACCACAGTTTTCAGAGTTTATCAGTAGTTTCTGTAAGCTGATGGAGAATGCGCAAAAGGACTATGCGTGGAACTATGATGAGGTGAACCGCATGGATAGGCTCACGCAGGACTACCTCCACAGGCTGGAGCTTGACGGTCTTGATTACAAAGAGCGAGCCAAGGTTGCTACGCAGCTTGCAAAGTGCCGTCAGGCACGACGTGAATGTAAAGATACCGTAGAAATTCTTGAGCCACTCGTCCAATTTCTTGAAAGCGACAAAGGCAAAAACCTTTTGAACCTTGTGCGTGAAGCGCTGGGTAAGACCAGAAAGGTCGAAGAGCGTATGGAAACCCGCACATACATACCAAGAGTCTTAGAGCAGGAGGCAACAACATGAACATCGTGTTCTGGCTCATCGTAGTCATTGTGCTTGTGCTTATCTGGTTCTGTTTGAGTTTCGCCTTTAAGGGCGTCGGCGGAGTCGGGATGCGATTGTACAATGATGCGAAGAAAGAAATCTCCGAGGAAACGGAGAAAAAATCTGACGAAGAAAAGGAAGTAAAGGAATGAGAAAAGGTAAACTTGGCGCAATCTTGCTGGCACTTGTGCTGATTATCAGCTTGGTTTGCTGCGTGGTGTGTCTTGAGAAGATTCCCGCAGGCTACGTCGGCGTTGTGTATAACATGAACGGCGGCGTCGATGGCGAAGTTTTGGAACAGGGCTGGCATCTGGTTGCTCCGACCAAAAAGGTGACCAAGTATTCTATCGGTATTGAGCAGTCATATCTGACGGCTGAGGATAAGGGCGACTCGCCCAAGGATGAGAGTTTCAACATCCCTACCTCTGATGGTAAGACTGTCCGAGTGAATATTGAGTTCTCATATCGTTTTGATGAGACGCGAGTCTCCGAAACCTTTGCAATGTTCAAAGGAAAATCTGGCGAGGCAATCAAGGATTCGTTTATTAAGCCCAAGGTTGTGGCGTGGACGCAGGAGGTTTCCGCAAACTACCCCGTTACCGACATCTTTGGCGATAAGCGTACTGAAATCAATGCCGAGTTGGATACCTATTTGCGTGAGAAGTTTGACCAGTATGGCATCATTATTGACACTGTAAACTTCACGGATATCTCAGTTGACGATGAAACGGCTGCGGCTATCCAGAAGAAAGTCACTGCTCAGCAAGAACTTGAATTGGCGAATATTGAAAAGCAAACCGCCAAGGTTCAGGCTGAGAAAGACAGAGAGGTTGCACAGATTAACGCAGAGAAAGCGGTCATTGAAGCCGAGGCAAAGGCTGAGGCAATGCGTATCGCTGCAGAGGCAGAAGCCGATGCAAACCGTAAGATTGCGGCATCACTTACTGACGAGCTGATTGAGAAAATCAAGTATGAGCAGTGGAATGGTGAGCTGCCTACGGTCACCGGCTCAACGTCCATTGTCAGCATTGAACCGTAATGGAAGACTGGTGGGATAACTTAGAGAGCTGGGTCAAGGTTCTCATCTGTATCGTTGTCTCCATTATCTCGCTTGCGCTAATTGTTCTTACGATAATTATGCCAATCGTTTGGAGCCTCAAATTCCACACCCCAGCATATCTGCTTTTGTGGTGCATCCCCGCCGGTATTCCTATTGGCGTATCAGCCTATCAGGAGCTTTTTGATTTCTAAATAAGGAGGAGATTATTTGACAGCCGCATTATATCTGGTCATTCTGTTTTTCGCTAAGGTGTTGGACAACACGCTCGGCACAGCTAAGACAATCTTGGTGCAGAGAAATCGTTGTGTCCTTGCTGGAGTCGCTCTCGGCTTGTCAAATTTCATCTACCTTAGCATCACAAAAGATATCGTAACAAGCGACAGCAGCCTCGCCCTTGCAACTGTTTCCATTGCAAGTGGTGTTGGCTGCTGTTTAGCTGTCGCATTAAGCAACAGGTTTTCAAAAGATAAGACCTATGTGAACGTCATCATGTCAGATAATTTGGAAGCGATGCAAGAGTTTCGAGATTTTCTGGCGGTACATCATATCACAAATGTCGCTGCTGACAGCTACACTTTGGACTGGAGTAAGAAGTCCATCACCATTACTGCCTATGCAGAGACAAAAGCACAGAGCAAACTGATTGACGATTACATCGTAAATAGCTCATTGAAGTTCAAAAGAGTTATCAGTAAAAGCTAAAAACGATGGTTTTAATAATTCAAAGGAGGGTGTCCTATGCGACATTTGGCAACAATCCGTGAGATTGCATCTCTCCGCCCGATTGAAGGAGCCGACCGCATTGAAGTTGCGCAGGTCGATGGTTGGGAATGCGTGGTTCAGAAGGGCGAGTTCCATGTAGGAGAGCATATCGTTTACATTGAGGTCGATTCTATCGTCCCCGAACGTCCTGAGTTTGAGTTCCTGAGAGACAGGAAGTTCAGAGTTCGCACCATTAAGTTGCGTGGTCAGGTCAGTCAAGGCTTGGTTCTTCCGCTATCAATCCTCCCGAATGGTACTCCTGCCATTTTGGGTGCCGATGTAACGGATGCTTTGGGCGTTAAGAAGTATGACCCAGAAGCGCAGCAAGAAGCACAGCTCTTGACGAAGCAGCCTCAGAAACCGCAGAGCGCAATCGCTCGATTCCTGATGCGATTCAAGTGGTATCGCAAGCTGTTTATGAAGCCCAAGCGCAAGGGCGGATTCCCCGACTGGATTGCCAAGACGGATGAAACCCGCATTCAAAACCTTACGACGCTCTTTGAGATGGAGCGAAACAAGGGAACAAAGTTCTCTGTTACAGAGAAAGTTGACGGGCAGTCAGCGACGTATTACCTGCGCAAAGTCTCAAAGCGCAAGTATGAGTTCGGCGTTTGCAGCCGAAATATCTATCTTGGCACGCCCGACAACAGCTCTTACTGGACGATTGCACGCCAGCTCCACATTGAAGATGTGTTGAAGCACCTCATCGGTGATTATGAAACCATCGTTTTACAAGGTGAGATTTGCGGCAACCAGATTCAGGGCAACAAGTACCACATTAGTGGGTACGACTTGTTTGCCTTTAACCTGATTTATCCAGACCACAAGTGTGGCACGGCAGAAATCAAGAAACTGCTTGAGCCGTATGGAATTAAGACTGTTCCGATTGTTGAGGAGGACAAAACCCTGCCCGAAACTATCGCTGAGCTGGTCGAGTATTCCAAGGGAAAATCAGTGGTTCGTAAGGAACAAAAACGAGAAGGTGTAGTTATGCGCAATGTCCGAAGCAACATCAGCTTCAAGGTTATCAACCCTGACTTCCTTCTCGCAGAAAAGGACTGATTTTTAATGCCAAGAGCAGTAGAAGATTTGACAGGAATGGAGTTTGGTAATGGCATGGTAAAGGTTATTTCTCGTGCTGATAACGGAAATACCAGACACGCCAAGTGGCTATGCCAATGCGAGTGCGGAAAAATATTTGTTGAATATGCGCTCAACTTAAAGGCTGGACGAAGAAATTCTTGTGGTTGTTTGAGCAAGCGAAAACCAACAGACTCTATTAGTTTACACAGACTAAATCGCAGTGGAGACGACCCGTGGCATAATTTGGCAAATGCCATTGTTGCAGTCGCAGCAGATGATTATCGTTCGGCACTTCGTAATGAAGACGAGGGGTTGTTAAAAAGTCTGGAGCTGTTCTTCCATTCTGAATGGTACAGGATTTTGACAGACGTAGACGCAGACAGGCTTCTCGGAATGTTACGAAGAGAACGGAGCGGCTCATTACAAGCCGCTTACATATAAACAGAGCCGAGTTATTCGGCTCTTTTCTTTGAGCAATCCAGCCTATGATTGCTTGAAGAAAAGAATCGAAAGGAGTGACACAAATGCTCAGAGTTCACAGAGATTTCAAGGGGTTGTTGAAAGATGTGCAGGACGAATATGATTTCCTCGCTGAACTGAATAAGAGCCTGCAAAAGAAGGTCGCCGAATGGAACAAGGATGAAGAGATTCAAAGGGCAGTGGAGATGACTGAGTATTGTCGCACCCATTCCTTATGTCAGATGTCAGATAACGAGAAGAAAGCAGAAAGAGCGTTCAGAGACAGTCACTACAAGTCATGTAAGAATGGCAGCAAGTATTTGTACGAGTTGACCGGAACAGGCATTGGAACGGCGATTACAATTAAGTGTCCTGTCTGCGGCGAAGAAAAAGACATTACTGACTACGATTGCTGGTGAGGTGGTGGACATGATTTTTCGTGTAATTCTGTTTGCGCTGGCAACAGCAGTCATTGGCGGTCTTGCATATTGGTTGAAGTGTCTTTGCCTGTGCGACTATGAAAATGCTTGTGACTATTCGCAGTGCGATAGTTGTCCGTTCCCTTGTGAGAGGCATAATTGTGGGTAAGGCGAAAAGAAAACCAAGACCATCAATGCCAGACTGGTTTTGGTGGGGGCAAGACGGGTGCTGGTTCTGCAAACAAAGAAATAACTGCAATCAGTGTAAGGCGAACCGTGAATATGTAAAAGAGTTCGGAGAGAAGAAGCAAAAAGGAAGACACGCCAGCGCAAAGCGAGGAGCGCGGACGAAACTGCAATTGATGGAGGATGATTATGGATTTGTGGAAGGGATATGAGCTAAGCAGGACATATGTCCCAGCGGCTTATTACACGATTACATCGATTAAGAGCAAAAACGGCAGAGCAAATCCATTGCATGACGAGGTGCTCGGTCGAAAGGCATACGTTGTTTACTTGGAGGTCGGAGAGCGTGGCTTTATCAAGTATTTGCCCGATTATGACGACCGGTATCATTGCCTACATACATCTACTGTTTTGGATAACGGTGAAGACACAATTACCATCCAAACAGCAAATACGGAGTACATCTTGACGAAGCAGTAAGACTTTTCAGCAGGAGGTCAATCATGCTTGAGTTCTGTGGAAGAAAGTTCACTTGCGATGAATGTCCAATTTGTGAAGGCATTGAGCATAGGCTCAGGGCTGCACGAGAAGGTGGCTACGAACCGCAGCTTGAATACTGCGGTTGCGATAAAGTCCAGACTGAGTTTTTTATCAGTGGTTATTGCAGTGATGCTTTTGAGGCGGACAAGCCGCAGCGCAAACTGTGTGAACCGAGGAAAACTGGGAGAGCGTATCGGCGCAAGATGCGCAAGCAGAAGAAAGAAAAGCTGCTGCGTATTATGACCTATGGATATAAGTCAGGTATCGGCTATACGGATTGGGGTTGGAAAGACGGCGTTTATCAGCCGGTCGGAAGTTACATCCAGTATCCCAAGAACTCAAACAGGCAGACGTTTTGGAAGACATATTCCAACAGGAAAATCAGACGCTATAAGGGCAACATTCGTAAGGGAAATTCGTACCGGAGACATTTCGATTATGCGTGGGAGGTTGACTGACAATATGGGAGTAAGTATCGGCGAGTTTAGAGGTGAGTATTATTTTCTGAGTAACTTCTACTCGGCACCAGTTACCTATAACGGAATGCGTTTTGAGAATAACGAGGCAGCATTTCAAGCGGCTAAATGCCCAGAGCGCATGGCTGAGTTTTGCCGTCTGAATCCGTCAGCGGCAAAGAAGCTTGGGCGTAGGGTTAAACTCCGTGGTGACTGGGAAACGGTAAAAGATGCCGTTATGTATGAGATTTGCAAGGCAAAGTTTTCACAGAATCCTGATTTGGCAGACAAGCTTGTTGCGACCAAGGATGCCGAACTCATTGAAGGCAATACTTGGGGCGACCGCATTTGGGGCGTCTGCGATGGCGTTGGAGAAAATCGTCTTGGTAAAATTCTTATGCGAGTCAGAGCAGAAATGTGATGTGAGCTATGAAGAGAGCTAACACTTATAAAGGGAAACTTGGCTGGCAGTCCGAGTTCAGCCACAGATATGCTTGCTGGGCGAACAACCACAATGGGTGGGCAAAAGCTAAAAAGTCCAATAAGCGGCTGGCTAAACGCAGATTAAAGGATGAGCTACGAAAAGAACTTGTTTATAGTATATCGGATAAATAAGTTGGAGAATAAGAGGAGGGGTTCTGATGAAGAGCGGCGATAATCGTATTGCTATTGAGCTACCTAAAGGGTTGAAGTTGGTTGCAGAACAGAATGTTAACCCGGAATATCAGAATGAAATCTATGTTGGTATTGAGACTTCGGACGGAATTTGGCATCAGGATTTGGTAGTCATCAGGAACGCATACTTCATTGATGATAATCTCGTTGTCAATTGGAACCCGGATAAGTTTGAGATTCTCGTCTATGCAAACAAGGACGGTGAGGATTATACCAACAAATTCTCGGTTGAACTTCGTGACGATGGGGAGCAGCTTTCTTTGCCTCTGCCAAATCGATATCAAGACAAAAAACGGTGGTAGGATGGTGATTGTATGAGGTGTAGAAACATTCGGATTCATGTGGAAATCCCAGTTGATGGTGCATTTACCTCCGGCTCAACATTCTGCGACGGTAATGGTGCCGTCTACTCCGTTGATGCCGTTCGGAAATCCTGTGAAAATATCGGAAACCTACCCATCATTCAATACGATGAACACGGAGTGGAAAAGGTCGTTGGTATTGCGCAGTCAATCA